TAAATATTTTTAGATAAATTTGGACTGCGAGGGTAAAACAGATGCCATTAAATTTAGCATCTCCTGGTATTTTAGTAAGGGAAGTAGACCTGACAGTTGGTAGAGTAGATCCTACATCTGCCAGTATTGGTGCGATTGTTTCACCTTTCGCACAAGGACCTGTAGAGGTTCCTACTTTAGTTGAAAACGAAAAAGATCTATTAGATATTTTCGGAAAACCACATGGAGTAGACAATCACTACGAGCACTGGCTAGTTGCTTCTTCTTTCCTTGCATATGGAGGAGCTCTTAGAGTTATAAGAGCAGACGATGCAGATTTAAAAAATGCAAGTGATACTGGAGCAACTTTAAAAATTAAGAGTTCTGAGCACTATCAGCAACTTGGATATGACCAAAGTGATATTCCTGGAGTAACAGTAGTTGCAAGAAATCCTGGTTCTTGGGGTAATGGAATCAGAGTTGGTATTATTGATGCAAAAGCAGATCAGATTCTGTCTTTGTCTGCATTACCAGCTGGACTTAGTGTTGGTTATGGAATAACTCAATCAATTTCTTCAACACTTCCTGGAGCAGGTACAACATCAACTCTTGATGGTTACTTAAAGGGAATTGTAACAGAGGTTGATGGTAATAACATATATGTAAAAGTACTTGAGCATGTTTCTGCAGGAAATACTGTAACTAAAGTTGATTATCAACCCGCAGGTGTTTATGCATTCTCTGGTTCTGGTTCTGTAGCTATTCATACTGCTGGGCAATCAGTATCTTATGCATCTACAGATGTATCATCTCAATTGGATTGGTATGATCAACAAACTTTAACATTATCAGATTCTACAACTGTAAATTGGAATTCTGTTACAGAACGTCCTTCTACAACAGCATTTGGTGCAGATCGTGGAGCAAGATTTGATGAGGTTCATGTTGTAGTTCTTGATGGAGATGGTTCTATCACTGGAAACGCAGGTTCGTTTCTTGAAAAGAACATTGGATTATCAAAGGCAGATGATGCTGAATTCTCGTTCGGTTCTCCATCATATTGGAGAAAGTATTTGGGAACAAATTCTAACTATATTTTTGGTGGATCTCAACCATCTGGTATTGTAACAACTGCATATACTTCGGGCACTTTTACTCTTAGATCAGATGAAGAGTGGGGTCAAGAAGCAGAAGGTGTTGCTTTTGGTGCAATTGGAAATTTGAACAGTCAACTAAGTGGTGGTTTAAACTATGATGGAACATCAGATTTAACTGCTTCTGGTTCTTTAAGTGCAGGATTAAGTGGTCTCACTTCTGGATATGATTTATTTGACACTGAAAACTTTAATGTAGATTTCATTCTTATGGGATCTGCCGCATATCCAAAAGAAAATGCACAAGCACTTGCAAATAAGTGTATTGCAATTGCTGAGGCAAGACAGGATGCGATTGCATTCATCTCACCATATAGAGGTTCTGCAATTACTGATACTACGGTAGACACTGAAGTAAATATTAGATCTGATTCTGATATTACAGATAATGTTGTTAGTTTCTATTCACCAATCACATCTTCATCTTATGCAGTTTTTGATAGTGGTTATAAGTATATGTTCGATAGGTTCTCAAATACCTTCAGATATGTACCATTGAATGGTGATATTGCTGGAACTTGTGCTAGAACTGATTCTATTTTGTTTCCATGGTTCTCTCCAGCAGGCACAAATAGAGGTTCTATTCTGAATGCAGTCAAACTAGCATATAACCCAAATAAAACTCAAAGAGATAAACTTTATACAAATAGAGTTAATCCCGTAATCTTCTCACCTGGTGCTGGAATTGTACTTTTCGGTGATAAGACTGGATTTGGAAAATCATCTGCATTTGATCGTATTAATGTTCGCAGATTGTTTATCTATCTCGCAGATTCAATTTCTGCAGCAGCAAAAGATCAACTCTTTGAATTTAATGATGAAATTACAAGAACCAATTTTGTAAACATTGTAGAACCATTTCTGCGTGATGTTCAAGCAAAGAGAGGTATCTTTGACTTTGTAGTTATTTGTGATGAAACAAATAACACTGCTGCTGTTATAGATAACAATGAATTTATAGCAGATATTTACATCAAACCAACAAGGTCTATCAACTTTATTGGTCTTACATTTGTTGCCACCAGAACTGGCGTTTCATTTGAAGAAGTTATTGGTAACGTTTAATTTAGAGGTTTAAAGAACAATGCCACGTCAACAAGTAAATACCTTACCATTAAGGACAATCAGTGACTTTAAAAGTAAATTAAAGGGTGGTGGTGCAAGACCCAATTTATTCGAAGTTGAGCTCACTTTCCCCAGTGATGTTGCGGTACAAGATGTTAATGAAGTTGTTGAAAATGCAAGATTTATGGTAAAAGCAGCAGCACTGCCTGCATCTACCGTAGCACCTATTGATGTTCCTTTTAGAGGAAGAATTTTAAAGATTGCTGGAGATAGGACATTTGAAACATGGACTATTACAGTTCTCAATGATACATCATTCAACATTAGATCAGCATTTGAAAAATGGATGAATTATATCAACAAACTTGATAATGGAACTGGTCAAACTGACCCCGCACTTTATCAAGTAGATGCTAAAGTTCATCAACTTGATCGTGACGGTGGAACTCTCAGAAAGTATGTTTTTAAGGACATTTTCCCAACTAATATTTCTGCTATCGATTTAAGTTATGAAACTACCGACACTATCCAGGAATTCCAGGTAGAAATGCAGGTTCATTATTGGGAAGCATATAGAGGAAATACCTCTCGTTCTGGTGGTGAAGACATAAGCTAAATAATAAAATAACAGTTTAAGTCAGTTTATACTATGGCAAAACTTTTTGGTTTTTCTATTGAAGATGCGGATAAAAAATCCAAAACTATTGTCTCCCCCGTCCCTCAAAATAATGAGGACGGGGTTGATAATTATATTTCTAGTGGATTTTATGGTTCCTACGTAGATATTGAAGGTCAATATAGAACAGAATTTGATTTAATTAGAAGATATAGAGAAATGTCTCTCCATCCAGAATGTGATGGTGCTATAGAGGATGTTGTAAATGAAGCAATTGTAAGTGATCTTTATGATTCTCCAATTGAAATTGAATTGTCAAACTTAAATGCAACCGATAAATTAAAGAAAGCAATCAGAGAAGAATTTAAATATATCAAAGAACTTTTAGATTTTGATAAAAAGTCACATGAAATTTTTAGAAATTGGTATGTCGATGGTCGATTATATTACCACAAAGTCATTGATCTAAAAAAACCTCAAGAAGGTATAAAAGAACTGAGGTATATTGATCCAATGAAAATGCGGTTTGTCCGCCAAGAAAAGAAAAAAGATAAGAATGATATTTCTGTCATTCGTCCAGCAAGTGGAAAAGATAATAACAATAACTCAATAGCACCGGAGATTGAGGAATACTTCTTATATACTCCAAAAGCACAATACCCAACAAATACTTATAGTAGTTCCGGACAATCAAAAGGAACTAGAATTGCAAAAGATGCAATTACATATTGTACTTCTGGGCTAGTCGATAGGAATAAAGGATCCGTTCTTTCATATCTCCATAAGGCAATTAAGTCACTCAATCAACTTCGTATGATTGAAGATTCTTTAGTTATCTATAGATTATCAAGGGCACCAGAACGTCGCATTTTCTACATTGATGTTGGTAATCTTCCAAAAGTTAAAGCAGAGCAATATTTACGTGATGTTATGATGCGATATCGTAACAAACTTGTGTATGATGCAAACACAGGAGAAGTTCGTGATGATCGTAAGTTTATGTCGATGATGGAAGATTTTTGGCTTCCTAGAAGAGAAGGTGGTAGAGGAACTGAAATCACAACTCTTCCTGGTGGACAAAATCTTGGTGAACTTGCGGACATTGAATATTTCCAGAAAAAACTCTACAGATCATTAGGAGTTCCTGAGTCTAGAATTGCTTCCGATGGTGGTTTTAATCTTGGACGTTCTTCTGAAATTTTGAGAGATGAACTTAAGTTTGCAAAGTTTGTTGGACGTTTGAGAAAAAGATTTGCTCAAATGTTTAATGATATGTTGAAAACACAACTTATCTTAAAAAATATTGTATCGGTAGAAGATTGGGATAAAATTTCCGATCATATTCAATATGATTTCTTATATGACAATCAATTTGCAGAACTTAAAGAAACTGAGATGCTCAACGAACGTCTTGGTGTTCTTGCAACAATTGAACCTTATATTGGGAAGTATTATTCTACTCAATGGGTTCGTAGCAAAGTTCTTCGACAAACTGATGCAGAAATGATTGAAATGGATGAGCAAATAGAAAAAGAAATTAAAGATGGTATCATTCCAGATCCCAGTTCAATTGATCCAATTACTGGGGAACCTTTACCACAAGAAGGTGAGCAAGGAATGATGGGAGACGTTCCTATGGAACCAGAAATAAATGGTGGAATCACTAGTGCTGATGGTAAAGCTGCTGAGATATAAATATAAAATATAGATATATTAAATTTTCATGGAAGAAATTGTAAATTTGATTGGTGCAGATGCTTCCGCGTCTGATATTAGTGACAGAATTAAAGATGTTTTGTATGCGAAAGCATCAGAACGCATTGATGGTATTAGACCAGTTGTGGGTGCATCCATGTTTGATGATACAGAAGTAGAGGAAACAGAAGAATGACTGTAAAACCATTAGCAAATGCTGTTGATATTAGTATAACTCCAAGTGCTTTAGATAATGCATCAGTATTTTCTGCAGTAAACACTAGTAATACTGCAGTAGCAATTACTTTGGCAGGAACTCAATCAATTCAATTTTATATTGGACCTAATGAGAGGATCACAATTGAAAAAGAATATGCCGCAACTGTGGCATGTGTCCCAACACAAACTGCAGGAACTGTCTATGCAGGTAAAGTAGCATACACTAACTAAGAAAAAATGAAACTCATCACAGAAGAAATTTCAAACGTTAAGATTATCACCGAAGGTAAAGGTGCCGGTAAGAAACTTTATATTGAAGGAGTTTTTCTTCAGGGAGACATTAAAAACCGTAATGGTAGAATGTATCCTATGCAAACTCTTGCTAAAGAGGTTGGTAGATACAATGAAACTTTTGTTAAAAAAGGACGTGCTCTTGGGGAACTTGGACATCCCGATGGTCCTACAGTAAACCTTGATCGTGTTTCCCATAAAATTACTTCACTTGTTCAGGAAGGTTCTAACTTTAAAGGAAAGGCACAAATCTTGAATACACCTATGGGTAAGATTGCATCTTCTCTTCTTGATGAGGGTGTAATGCTTGGAGTTTCTTCTCGTGGTATTGGATCTTTAAGAGAAGATCGTGGTGGA